GCCCAGATGTCGCACTCGGAGCTGTACACCCCCCAAATGATCGGCGCGCTGGCCCACATCGCGCGTCGGCACGGCATACCCTTCGAGAAGCCACAGGCGTCCAAGCTCAAAGAAGTCTATAACCACCCCGATCTGTGCGCCCGACTCACCCGGTCGGTAGGACACGGAAAGCACGCGCGTGATGCCGAGGCACACGGGCTCAGGTACGTCGTCCAACTGGAACTACAGAGAGCGGGTTACGCATGAGTAGGCTGATGGTGGTAGTAGGAGGGCAGTATGGCTCCGAAGCCAAAGGCGCGGTCACCGCACGGTTGGCCCTCGACTCGGAGGCGCCGCTGGTCGTGCGAGTCGGTGGACCCAATGCAGGACACACGGTTATCGACGACCACGGCCGAGAGTGGAAGCTGCGCCACGTGCCCGTTGGGTTTGTCAACCCGCGAGCCCTGCTGGCTCTGGCTGCGGGCAGCGAGATCAACCCCGAGGTACTCTTCGAGGAGATAAACCTCCTGGAGGACGCCGGATACGAGATCGCCAACCGCTTACACGTTGACCCGCAGGCGACCCTGCTCGACTCGAATCACATCCGGCGCGAGACGCTCTCTTCGCTGAATGACCGGCTCGGTTCCACGGCCAAGGGCGTGGGCGCAGCACGAGCCGACCGAATCTGGCGGACAGCCGATCTGACGGGAGGCTTGCACCTGCCCGTCAGCGTGGCCGACTTGATCCGCGCTTCCGGGCGCGACGTCATCATCGAGGGGACCCAGGGCTACGGCCTCGGTCTGCACGCGGGGCACTACCCATTCTGCACGTCCGGTGACGCACGGGCGGTAGACATGATGGCGCAGGCCGGAGTCTCCCCGTGGGGCTGGCAACCCGAGGACACGGAAATCTGGGTCGTGTTCCGCACACGCCCGATCCGGGTCGCGGGCAACTCGGGTCCGCTGCGGGGCGAGACCAGCTGGGCCGAGCTGGGCCTCCCCGAGGAGTACACCACCGTGACGAAGCGCGTTCGTCGGGTGGGCGAGTGGGATCTCGACTTGGCCCTGGCTGCGCTAGCCGCCAACGGTGCGCCGAGCCCATCGGTGCGTGTCGCCATCACCATGATCGATCAATTGTTCCCGAGCGCGTACGGGCTCACTGACATCAACGACCTCGGGTACGACGCGTGGTACTGGGTCAGCGACCGCGCCAAGGAACTCAACACGCCGATTCACATGGTCGGCACTGGACCCGCAACACAAATCACAACGATCGGAAACCAACCATGGATCTGACCGCTTGGTGGGCTGCGACAGCCGCCGATGACGTGGAACCCGCGTCGATCAAAGCGAAGGAGTACGGCTCGACCGATCTGGTCATCATCGGCCGCACCCTACGCGAGATGGTCGGCATCAACGCCGACGTTGTAACTGACGAAGAGATCGGCATCCTGTTCTACACGCTGGGCAAGGTGGCGCGTGCGATCAGCGCCATCGGTAGTGGAAGCAGACCAAGCGACGACACCTGGCACGACATCACCGTCTACTCAATGATGGTGCGACGCGTGCGCGAGGTGGGGCAGTGGCCGTGAATAGGTACGCCCATCCGGTCATTGATCACGCCTGGTCGAACGCTGGGAAGTACGCCTACTGGCTGCGGGTCGAGTGGGCGGCGGCAACCGCAGCAGGCGACAATGAAACCGCGAACGCACTCTGCGAGGAGATCGATGGACACGACATCCAGCAGATCCTCAAATACGAGACCATTACCCACCACGACGTGGGAGCTTTTGTACGGTGGATGCGTGAGGTGCGGAGCGCACCTCGGGCACACTGGGGTCTCAGTTCTTCTGACCTCGTCGACGCGGGGCAGGCGCTGGCTGTGCTTGACGTGTCACGATGCCTATGCCGGGAAGCCCAGCTCCTCACCCAGGCCCTTGAGCTTCTGGGCATCCAGCATGCTGGGACTCCTCGCGCGTCACGGACTCACGGGATGTTCGCGGAACCGGACACGTTCGGAAGGCAAGTAGGTGTCTGGGCGGATCGCATCGCTAAGTCTGCGCTGGCGGTCGAGGCGACCACGGCTGGGGCGGCTGAGCTTGTGCTGGGCGGACCGATTGGGACTGCGGAAGTGCACGACGCGTCACGTCTGGGCTCGTTGCTGGGGCTGCAGCCAGGGCGCTACCGCAAAGCACAGGCGAACGACCGGTCAGGCCTGGTAGCCTGGGTCTCGGCGGTCAGCACGCTTATGTCGGCAATCGAGCACTTGGCGATCCAGGTGCGGTTGGGGGCAACTTATGGTGAGATGGCCGAATATTTTGCGCCGGAGCAGTGGGGGTCGACATCGATGCCCCACAAGAGAAATCCCGTTCGCTCGGAACGTGTCTGCGGTCTGGCTAGGGTGGTTCGCGCCCAGCTCGGAGCCTTGGCAGAGTCTACCAGTTGGTGGGGCGAACACGACATCAGTCACAGTTCTGTCGAGCGGATCTGTCTACCGCTGGCGACCGGGCTTACCGGGTTTAGCCTACGCGAGGCGATTGACGTGGTGGCTCATCTGATCGTCGCGCCCGAGCGGATGCTTGAACACATCGAGCACTCGGGTACGTGGGACGAGTGGCTCGCTCGACAGAAGGCCGATCCGGAAGCGTGGGCCGACATCTACAAGGGACTGCAGAAATGAGTCTCATCTACGTAGCCGAGCCCATCGACCAGGCCGGAGGCCGAGAGCCAGCCAAGTGGCACCCTCCGGGCGAATGGACGCTCTACCACCCGTCGCGAGCGTTTAGCGGATCCAAGGGTTCGCAGGGTCCGGAGGATGTGAATCGAGCGGTCCTGTCCACGGTGGATGCCATGATCGCGTTTCTGCCGCGCGGCGTCCCGACGATCGGTGTCCCAGCCGAGATTGAGTTTGCCCTCACCAATGGGATTCCTGTGGCTATCGTATCCGACGTCATCGAATCGGTATCACTACGAGGTTTTGCCCACCGAGGAGCACACGTCACCCACCGAGCCGCCTCTGCCGTCAAATGGCTCAGCGTCGCCCTGCTCGACGTCGACGCGCGAAACACGGTCGGATTCGTCGCATCCAGCCCCAAGGCCCAACTCCCGAGACGAGGGTACGCCGACGACGTAGGGCTCGACCTGTTCGCGTCGGAGGAGGTGATCGTCCCCGTGATGCAGTTCCGCGACGTCCCGAGCGGCGTGATCTGCAACCTGCCGCCCGGCCAGTGGGGGTTCATCACCAACCGCTCGTCAACGATGCGGAAGCATCGACTCTGGGTCACGCCTGGCGTCATCGACCCGAGCTTCCGGGGCGAACTGTTCGTCGGGATCTGGAACGTCAGCGGGGCGACCCACCGCGTCAAGGTGGGCGATCGGCTCGGACAGCTCATCCTGCTACCGGCCGCGACCCCGCAGCCGGTTTGGGCGGAGGGCATCGTAGACGGAATAGGGGGTCGCGGCGATGCCGGGTTTGGCAGTACGGGCTAGCCGCTTTGAGCGCCCCGGTGCAGCCCTACCGGCCGCATCGCGGGCGTTTGAGGGGAGTCCTCCCAGAGCGTGACGCCGATCACAGTCTGCCGCTCCCCGGCACGCCAGAGCCCCCCAGCTGAATCGCTGGGGGGCTCCGGGGTAGGCCGATCAGGCGTCGAGGAAGCGCGCCAGGTTAGGGGCCACCTTCATCGCGGCCTGCATCGGCGTGGCGAACCGGCCGTCGACCCGCACCCGCTGGCCGCTGCGGTGCGCAATCTGGAGCAGGCCCTTCACCTTGGCGTCGTGGCCCTGGGCGAACACGTTCCAGGTCGTCCCGCCGCAGTTAACGCCGAGGCGCTTGCAGGAGCAGGGGAGCTTGGCGGTGGCGGTGGCGTTCATTTCGGGTTCCTCTCGGTTGGTCTTGCGCTGGGAAGGTTGAGGGGCTTAGCGGGTCCTCGCGAGTCCTGGACTTTGTCCGTATCTCCGGGCCGGTGGCCCCTCAACCTTGTAACACAAGTATACCAGTCAAAAACATATTGCCGCAATATCCCCGGACGTGACCCTCGCCACACTTTTTCAAACGCGCGCGCCGCCACTGGCTGGCCGTGGCATTTGACGGGAGTGGCAAGCCACACATTGAGGGGAGTGTGTTGGATGTGATATAATTGTATTACACACCGAGGGAAGGGAATCCCCGAATGGAAAACGAAATGGGACAGCACACGCAGGTAGCTCCCCAAACAGCCGCACGCGAGCGCGGACCGATCTGGTCCTACGTGATCGTTGGAGCCGTGATGTTCATCATCGGCCTGGCGATCGGCGGCTTCAACTCATCGCCCACTCCGACTGCCGCGACGTCGTCGCCCGGTACGGTCCTCGCGCAGCCTCCGGCTGTCGCTCCCGTTCAGGCCGCACCGGAGGAGCCCAAGGTCATCGCGGTTCCGGGCGTCACGGACGGCAACGACTACGAGGTGGGTCACACTCCGGGTAACATCCCCACGGGTCACTACCACACCGACGGTACCCACCCAGACGGATCGGTGGCCTACGCGACCGTCTACGGGCCGGACGGCCAGATCGTCAAGGTAATCAACATCGACGGTCCGAGCAACCTCACGCTCACGGATGGCCAAAAGTTCTCCACGCACGGTGGCGTGGTCTGGGTGTACGACGGCGGCGACGCCAAGTAACACCGACGCAGTCTGCCAGTCTGCCAAACGAGGCTCACTCGAATGGAGGGCTGGCATGTCTGTAGGTGTAGTAGGGTATATCTTCATCGGGTTGGCGTGCATGTTCGGACTGGCGATAGCTGTCGGCCGATATTTGCACTGGCGGCAGGGTCCGTATTGCGTGTGCGGTCACGGACGAGACGCTCACGAACACTATCGTGCGGGAACCGAATGCGTTGACTGCGACGAATGCCCGCAGTTCCGACGTGGGTAGGCACAGCGCCGACCGACGCGGTCACGTCAAAGGGTTTTTCATCCTGGTCGGCTCGCTCGTCGGGATGTTCCTCGCGCTGTTGGTGGGGAGCGTCGTCGCGCTATCCGGGCTGGCTGGAGGCATCCTCGGCATGTTGACGATGGGACTATTTTTGGTCTCCATCATGGTTTTCTTTTGGGAGCTCGTGCTTCGTGCGGACGATCTGCAAGTTGATGTGCCCGCCAGCCAGCAGGCCGACACACGTCGCCGCGATCGTAAGGCAGCTGTAAAGGGCGACTGGATCACTGACTACGACTGGATTGGCGAGCAAGCTCATCGCAGTCAGGGCTATCACCGTCAGGCAGATAACATATATTCCGCGTCCCATGTACGCCTCAGCGAGCCAGGTACCACACCGCTACAAATAGTGCCAGGCAGACGACCGTCGCGACTCCGAAAGCGGAAAGCAGCGTGACGGCTTCGGATGGGGGAAGGTGAATGTAAGTGCGAGGTGTGTCGCACTCACGTGGAATACTTCTCCCACTCTCGATTACGCAGCGTTCAACGTAGGTTGTAGACATCGCAAGCGATAACCGTGCCGGGGTTATCGCGGTTCCCCTCGATCGTCACCATTCGTGCGCCAGCCGGGAGAGGGAAGGGGATTTGGCTGTTGTTCTTGACCCCGGCAGGCTTGCCCGGTGCGCCGAGCAGGTTCCAGGTCCGACCCTTGCCGTCGTTGGCCGCGATGTACACCTGGCAGCTACCCCATGCCGTGGAGAAGCAGGCCCACGCCGACTGGGCGATGTTCGAGCCGCCCCCGGCCTCGCAGGTGCGCTGGCCGTGGAAGTCGTAGCGGTAGCTGGGCGGAACAGCGGGCTTGCCCGGAGACCCGGGGGTCGGCGGAACGGGCGGCTCGGCGTCGGGATCGCCCGGGTTGGGCGGCACCTCGGGGATAGCTGCACTGCCGGGATTGGTGGTGATTGTGTCGAAGAAGATCAGCATCTGGTTTTCCTCATCATCTGCGAAGTCGGCTGGGGCCTGGGGAGCGGGAGGAACCCCACCTCCCTTACTGACGGCGGTGCGGAATGCGTTCATATCGAAGTTGGGGTCGATCTTTCGACCCGGGGGCGAACAGACCTCCTTGTGTCCGGCGACGTGCGCGCCTGGGAGTCGGTAATAATCCTGTAGTGACTTGCACAGCGCGGCATACGCGTCGTATTGAGCCTTAGGCCAGGGGTCGACGCCGGTTGCTTCGGCTTCGATGCCGATGCCGGAGTTGTTGTCGCCCCACGGAACCACGGTGTTCCCAGCGTGGTAACCGATTCCAGCCGCTACCAGGTAGACTTGCCCGCTGCGCGAGAGGAATAGGTTGCAGAGCGGTCCAGGCAGATCGCTGCGCCCGTAGACGCAGGTATTGAGACTGGGGGTGTCGCCCGTCGGGGGACCCGCTGTGTGGTGACAAACTACTCCCTCCACCGGCCCGGGGGTTCCGTGGCCGTAGGTCTTCCAGCCGCTGTATCCGACTTTGACAACCAGGCCGGACGCGGCCACTGCTCGGTCGAGATCATTCCACATCGGCATCGGGGGAGCTCCCTTGTATGTCTTCTAACTCGATGGGTCGTCCAGTCGGATCGGGGGTGCGCCAGTACCGCGTTGCCGCTTCGGCTGGCATGACACCGACGCTGGACCCGTGGGCGTAGACCATGAGCGACACCATATCACCAACTGACGCGGGCGGTTGCTGACCGGCGTAGGGCTCTCCGGTAAATACGAGAATTCCGTCGTCGATGGTGTACGTCCACGTGTTGGGGAGATTGGGGACGGGTTGGGCGTTGAGCCACTCGGCGATTGCGTCCTCGTTGCTGCCGTCCCACTCCATCCACGCAAAGCCGTCACTACTGAAGGCTCCGAGGTAGAAAGGTTCGCTCATGATAGTCTCCTAGAACCGCAGCCAGGTTGCCCGGAAGTGAATCGTTTGGCCGAGTGGCTCTGAGTTTTTGTTGCCTTGTGAGTTGTGCCAAGCGTAGACGTTGAGCGCTGTCCCGATACCGAATCGGCGGACGCAGGCAATAGACCATTCCTGGGTGGGGCCGGTCGGGCCGCCGGATGCAGAGACGGTGTTGGCCAACACCGCGTTGGTGTTGAACGCCCCAGCCAACCGGAACGCTGCGGTGTTGTCCAGGCCAAGCCAGATCCCCGCCGAGTAACCGTCCTGCATGCCGTTGAGTCGGAACCCGGCATCTATCGCCCAGATCCCGTCGCGGTTTAGCGTGAACTTGGCATCTGGCGTCGACCCGCCCGTGGCGATACCCTTGGTAACATCCGGCGTGGTAGCCATCGCTGTCGGGAAGCTCAGCGGTCGGTCACCGCTTGGGGTCAGCGTCTGAACCCCACCGTTGTAGTATTCAGCTTCGTGGCTGGTCCACAGGTTTCGAGCAATCGCCGACTGCACGACTGATGTCGCGTTGGCGAGAAGGTTCAGTGTGGCCAGTAGCAGTGTACCCGCTGGTTGAGCCGGAGCAACAGGCGAGGCTGCTGGTGTTCCAGCCAGAGCGTAGATTTTGGCTCCATAGAGGGAGCCGGAATAGTCGGCGTCATCTACGGCCATCAAGATTAAGTCAGTGCGCGGTAGTGTCGACACTGGGTTAACCGTCACGTTGACGACTGCGTCGCTCATGATCGCGTAGGCGCCACCGTCCGAAGCCGGAGTCGGGCAGATTGCGCGGCCGGGGGAGACTTGAACGGTCATGTTGGGCGTGGCCTGCTGCGAGACCATCATACCACTGACGATGCGTCCAACTCCGGATAGAGGGTCGGTTGAGTAGTCGAGCATCAGCCCAGTTTCGAGCCGGTCGTCGAGCGCGTTGTAGGCTCCCGACTGCAAGTATAGGCACTTTAGTGTCATGGTCTCATCCTGCGATCTGCTGTCGGAGCGTCCAGTCGTCTACGATGTAGTTCCACGGGATGGTAGTACCCGATCCGTCCGACGGTGGGGCGCCCGTGATCTTTAAGTAGACCCCGAGGTCCACTGCGGCGTCGGAGAATGCGGCGGGGGTGGTCGCACTAAGCGGAGTCGTCGCGTTCGCGCCCAGGTTCACAGTAGCGACGTCGACGTCAGTGATGGTGCCACCTGCGTTGCGCCACCAGACGCCGAGCTTGGCCACTGCCGGGACGGTGCACTTGGTGGTCACCTGCGCGTTCCACTTGACGTTGCCGCCCGACACGCCCATGCCGTATGACCTAACCTCGGATGACAGCCCAACCTGCGTGATGCTGACGGTCTTCCAATAAGTGCAACGCAATCGAGCGTCGTAAGGTCGAGCGTAGCCGTAGTAAGTCGGGTTAGTGGTCGGACCGGGCCCGAACTCCAGCCCTCGGAACGTGCCGTCCCGGATCCGGTCGGCAATGCCGCCGATATTGATCAGGTTGCAGGAGCCCATCAAATAGCGGCCTGGCCAGGTGAAGCGGACTAGGTCGGGGAATGAGTTGGTTAGCGGCCCAACCGCGCCTGAGGCCGGGGGTGTGGCCACAGTGTGCGCACCGATGACGGAGGTGCCACCCTCGGACCAGAACCAGTGTTCCCAGAAGATTAGCAGGTCAAACGAGATCCAGTCGCCCGCGATGGAGTTTACCGCGTCAGCGAACCCAGCCGGATCCCACCACAGATAGGAGCGGGTGTTGCCGTCTACCGCGTCAAACTGACCCTGGAACGCGTGGTCGACGCCATCGGAGCCGAGCGCTGGCTTGAAGGTATTGTCGCCCTTGTAGTTGCGCCAGGCGTACGGGGTGATGTCGAAGGATCGTTTCTCTCGGTTAACGACCGGTGTGGAGGCCGCGTGGCTCATCTGATAAGACCAGATGCCGGAGATTGCATCGGGGCCGGTAACCAGAATGCCCTTCTCCGGGAACGCCCAACCGTCTACGCGCTTGTCCTCGTAGCCCGGGTTGGGTAGCAGATTTGGCCCGTAGACCAGTGCGGTTGTGCCCTGGGCGGGACGCTGAGCTGCGGCAAGGCGACGTTCGGCCGTGGATAACCGCTCCTCGGTCCGGGTCAGCCACTCGGATAGGTCCACCGTGCGCGCTACGCGGGTCATATCGGAATAATCACCGTTCCGTCAATCAGAGCGGGTACCATCTGTACCTTGACTTCGTCCCGCTGGCCTGCGTCAACCGCAATGGAGGCGATGCGTACCTGGATGTCGTAGCCCTCGACAAAGGCTGGGCTGGGCGGCACAATCAGCCGACAGTCGTCGCCCACACCATACGAGCCCAACACCGGATCCTCATCGGCGTCGGGCACGCTGATGGTGATGGTCAGGATGACCCCTGATCGGGCCGCTTGCTCGGCTTTTGCCTTCTCGTTGAGGGTCGCTTGGACCGATACGTCTGTGAAGCTGAGCGCGTCCTCCATCCGCATCCAACCTGCACCATACATGAATCTAGCTTCGTAGGTGGAGATCAGCGGGTTGGTTGCATCGGACGAGTTGGTGCCCAGACAGTCGATCACGGTGGTTGCAGCGGCTGCGTCCTCCTGCCAGTACTCGATCTGGCAGTTCACGCCGACGATGAACGTGATGTGGCCTTGGTCAAGGGTGCGCCCGAGCCGAGGGTAGCCGACCCGCATCTGGTCGGACCACACCCCGTTAACAAACACGGGATCGTTCTTAATGTCTGGCCCGTCGATGACCCCGCATAGCGCGCGGATCATTTCACCGTAGCTCTTGCGGTCGTAACCATAATAGGAGCGATCCCGGCGTACGCCCGTAGTCACGTTGCCGACCATAGTCACACCTAGGTTACCGTAGGCATCCTGTTGCGGCAGCGTGAACAGCGTCGACAAAATCATCGCCTGATCGATCTGGTTGAAAATGATCGTCTGGCGGATGCGCCTCCGGTCCCAGTAGCTGAGGACCTCCTCGCAGCCGATGGTCATTGTGCCGGACGGATTCATTTGGCGCTTCCAGAGGATGCCGCTCCACGCAGGCATCGATCCGCGCAACACCCCGATCATCACCCGGCCCGGAAGTAGGATGTCCGTCATTCCGCCTTCTGTGATGGGAATGGTGGCGGACATCTGACCCGCGCTGTTGATTCGCGCCTCATAGCTGAGAGTCGACCAGGGTAGGGTGGCGATGATCGCGCGGGTTTGCATGCTCCGCACAATCAATGTGGTATCGATGCCTTCGTTCGGTCCCGTCATAGATTCGCCGATTGGGTAGTCACTCGACAGTTGCCCGTCCCGGACTGCGCGAATAGGCGGATGGTCCATGTGCCGGGCGGAATCGCTGGCCACTGGGCACCCGGCCCGAGTAGATCGCGCCGCTCCACCCCGTTAAGTAGCAGGTGGAAGTCGCGGGTCACCTGGAGCACGTCAGACGGTCCCAGCGACACGGTCAGCTGGAACTGACTAATACCCACCACTTCGATGCGTGGATTAAGCAGCACACCCTGCAGTATGCAATCGCATGGTGCAGCGACGTTGCCCGTGTTGGTGAGCTGTCCCTCAGACACGACCTGGCTTGCGGGTGGGTATTGCCAGCCCTTGGGCGCGACGTAGTTCGGGGCGCCGGACGTCAGGGTGTAGCCGCGCTTGTAGGTTCGGCCCGTGAGCCGACCCGCACCCGCAATCAGCGTGACGGACTGGAGATCCCCGGTGTAGACCTTGGGGTCCGGGCAATAGAACTCCAGATGAATCTCGCCCAGTCGCCAGTCAGCCCCCATATCACTCGGCATAGCCGACCGCCGAAGCTTACCATAGACCTGCCTCCCGTCCGTCAGGATAAGCCGTTCGGTAGTGCGGCGCGAGGGGCTCATCTGATATAGAATCGCCTTGCGCTTCGCCTCCAGATCGGTCGGAGACGAGCCCTGGATTCCGAGCGACATTACGATGGTGCGCGCATCGACTTGATCAGTGCCAGTCCAGGTACCATCCATCTGCGGCCGGTCGAGGTCCGACGTCCGAATCGGCGCCATGTCGTCGATGCCGGTGATATCCGTGACAGGATACGCGGTGCCCGGCCCGAAGAATAGGTTACGCCACTGGCCCTGCTGTGTGCTTCTCATGCACTAATACACCCTCGCCGCAGTTAGCACCAGGTCGAGGAACCACACCGCGATCCCAGCCGATAGCAGCACCAATGCGTAACGAACGATTGGATCCGGTCGAGACGCCACGAACGACGCACCCGCAGCTAGCAAGAACGCTAGGATCAGCAACACGATGTGAAGTGGGTTCATGTCTCCTCCTAGGCGGGTACCAGACCGCCAGCCTTGGCCTTCCATAGGATCTGATTGACAACGTCGTTGGCGTTGAGCTGGGTGCCGAAGCTGCGGGCGTCGATGTTGAAGCTTTGCCCGAAGCCCTGGGCCTGAATCTGGCCCGTGGGGCTGATGCTTCCGGACACCTGCTGTCCGCCGATGGTCGCGCTACCCTGAACACCCTTAGCGGCAGAACCCGACACGTTGTAGTTGATCTTCTGGCCCATGATATCGAGCGAGCCCGCTGCTTGGCCACCCTGCTTGACCATGGTGATGATTTGGTCGAGCTTGGACCGAAGCTGTGGTAGCAGATCGTCGAGGCCCTTTTGGAGGCCCTGCATGATGTTCTGGCCGATCTCACGGAACACACCCGACGGAGAGTGGATGTTGAGCGCGTTACGCACCGGTTCCGGGATCAGGTTGGTGAGATAGGACACGATTTGGGGGCCGAGCTGCTGTAGCCCATTGAGCAGGCCGTTCATGATGTCCCGGCCCATATTGACCATCTGACCGGGCAGAGCCTGTAGCGCGGCCATAATCTTGCCGGGTAGCGCCTGGACATCGGCAACGATAACGCCGATGAGCCGCACCGACTCGTCGCGAGCGCGGTTCCACCCGACGACCAGGGAATCCCACAGCATTTGCGCGAATCGGGACAGTGCTGCCGCGACCTTAGGAGGTAGGGCATTGACCGTGTCGCCGAAGCGGGTCATGTCGTTGCCGGTGTCGCTCAGCGACCTATTGACGTGCGCGCCGAAGCCCTCGACGTCCTGGTACGCCTGCGTGAACGAGGTCTTCATCTTGGTGCCCCAGTTGCCCACTGCGGTACCAAAGTTGGTGACGTCGGTCACAGCCTGGCCGAACGAGGTGGCGACCTTGGACGCCCATTGCTCGATCGCCGGACCGCACCAGTCGACGAACTCCTTAAGCTTGGCGAACAGCGCGTCTACCGCGTTGCGGAATGTCTCGCTGTGGTTGTAGGCGATAACGATTCCGGCTACCAGCGCGGCGACTGCCGCGATGACCAGGCCAATCGGGTTCGCCGTGAGTGCGGCGTTGAGCAACCATTGGATGGCCGTCCATGCCTGGGTTGCCGCGTTCACCGCAATAATCCGAGCCAAGGTGATCGCAGCCGCCACGTTGAACGCAATGGTCTGGGCGTTCAGGATCCCGATCACAACCAGGACGGCGGTAACGGCGTCGCGCCACTGGTACACTACCCCAGCGATTCGGCCCACCACATCCAGGAACCCCGTCACGCCGGTGACCGCTTGGTTGAGCACGGTCAGCATGGCCAGGAATGCTGGGGCTAGTTTCTCGCCGAGTGCGGCTTGGGCGTTCTCTGTCTCGGCCGCCATCCGCTTCTGCGAGTTGGCGACGCTATCCGATGTGCGAGCGAAGTCGCCCTGCGCCTGCCCCGTCTGCTCCATGATCAGAGCGCGGGTGGCGATGATCTCGTCGCCCTTGGTGATTTCGGAGCTGGTTGCCGCCAGCCCCATCTGCAGGGCCTTCTGGTTGACTGCCTCTTTATTGATCAGGACGCCGAAGCGCTCGATCGGGTCGTACTCCCCACGGAACGCCGCGCCCAGTGCGGTCACGGCCTCGTCCGGAGTGGTCCCCGCAAATGAGGCCATGTCTCCGGCCAGGCCAGTCATCTGGGTAGAGAAGTCGGCCAACGGCTGGCCAGTTAGACCAACCGCCTTGCCGAACGTGCCGAAGGTGTTGCTAGCTTCGAGCGCAGCCGACTTGCTCAGGCCGAACGACGTCGCCGCTGTATCGGCGAATCGCTGCACCGAGGCGCCCGCTTCACCGAACTTGACTTGCGTGACACTGGTCGCATCCTCCAGCCGGGCGAACGCGTCCACCGAGCCGGATACGAACTCCAATACCTTCTGTCCCGCTGCGGCCAAGAGACCGCCTGCGAGTGAGCCCACCGCGCTGCCCAGCGCCGAGCCGATCGCCGCGCCGCGTGAGGTAGCCTCACCGCGCGCTCGATCTAGCTCGGACATATCTAGCCGGATGCGACCGACTAGATCGGGCAACAGGGCCATGCTATCCTACCCTCGATGGAGGTCGGGATCGCTCCAGACCCTGAGACAGGGCCATCAGCCATCCGGCAGATCCTTGGTTGGCAGGCGCTTTCGGTTGCGGCTCGGGGGGAGCCTCGGGCGAGGTAAACTCCCGGTGCATGTCGGTTAGTGCGAGAAGCTGACGCGGCGTCATTTCTTGCCACTCTTCTTGCGTACGACCGAGGATGACGACAGCGATGTAGTACCATTGGGCGAAGGGGATTCGGCCCGGCGGTCCGCCCGATTGGCCACCAGACCCGTTGCTTCCCCCGCCATCGCCTTTTCACCCAGCTCGCCGAACGCGTCGGTGAACGCGCGAGTGAAGGCCTCCACAACCTCCTCAAGCTGAGAGGGACGGAGCGCCATGGCAACAGCGCGCCGTCCCTCATTGTTATCAGCGAAGATGTGTAGCAACCCGGCATGGATGATGTCGATCAGCATCTTGACGACCGGCCGGTCGAGCATCACCTGGCCGTGGTCGTCTGTGATCAAATTCTGCATCTCCGTGACGGAGCCAAACTGTAGCTCGATCTTCTCCAGGCTGAGCATGGAGTAGACCAGCTCGTGTTTATCATCTCCGATTGTGATCCACTGGCCAGAGCTATTATTCGTACCGGGCATGCGGTACCTCTATTCGGTTGGCGCGTCGGGTTGCGGCGGCCGGGGTCTAGACGGGTACCGGCTCCACTTCGGCCGGAACCTGCGAGGTCACGACTACCCCGGTGCACACTGTGACCGGAGCGGGGAACGCGGCGCGGATGGCGTCAATGCTGAATACCGTTCCGGCCGGGCATTCGGCCGCAACGACCTTGCGCACCTGACCGGGTGGGGTGGCCACAGCGGCGGCCCCGTCCACGCTGACCAACAGGTGCCCCTTGGCCTCTCCCGCATTCGCCAGACCCGCGCCCGCGAAGGCGGCGAATAGCAGCACGGCTACGATAATCCAAATCCGAGTCATATCTTCTCCTTAGGCGAACGGAGGCTCGGGCGTCCAGGCGGCAGGCGGGCTGTAGCTTTCAACGATCACGACGTCGAGCCACGGCGAGGTACCTGTGGGTGGGTTGACGTTCATCTCCGCCGTAACCGTCTGGTAGTCCTCCTCGGCCGCGCCGATCTCGGGGAAGCTTGACAGGCTGCACTTACTCATCACGAACGCGACCGCGCCACCGGGCGCGTCGGACGCTGCGGAGACCGCTCGCATGCCGAACGACTTCGGGAAGGCCGAGGACAGCAGCGACCAGCCCTGGCCCTCGTAGGGAACGGTGGCGCTCTCGGTTCGGTCGCTCACCGTACCGCCCAGCATCACGGCCAGGTTCATCAGCGACAGCTTGGCGTTCTCGATCGCCGCCGTCAGACCGGTGATAATGGACTGCTGGTCGATCAGTCGGTTGTCGCCGCGTAGCTGCTTGGTGTCCATGTCGCCGGTGATCGCCAGCGACTTGATACCCGGGACGTCGAACCACTCACCGTAGGTGCACAGCGCGCCCACGGCATCGGTGAGCACGCTGGCAATCTGGCAGTGCTGTACGGCGTAGACCTTGGTGATACCCTGATCGGCGACCGGGGTCGGCTGAGTCATTTCTGCCTCCTATGGCGCTGGGACTGCCAGCTGGCGATCGATCTGCACCGTTACGATGGTGCGTCGTAGGTTATCGGCCGCTTGCGACGACCGAGTCAGGATCCGCACGCCGTAACAGACGATGAGCCAGCTCGACAGCTTGGATCGGTGGAGCAGGAGGCAGACGCTATCTTCCAAGCCGATGCGCTCGGCTCGGGATCCATCAGGGTTCCTCAGTGCTTGGTAGATGTCGACTTGAGCCTGTTCGCGGACGAGCAGCTCGCCCTCGACGTCGGTATCTCCATTGGGTACTGGGAGCCAGGCCACACCCTCGGTCACTACGACCATCGGCAGCGGAGCCTTGGGCGGGGCCACGTCGCGAAATACGGTCAGCCCGAGACCAGCGGACTCGATCAGATGCTTGATCGCTCCACTGACGGTCGCGTTGGTCACGGGCGTGGTCATTCGCAGCCTTTCACCATAGTCTTGGCGTACGCCGCTTCGGCTGCAGCGAACCCGGGTCGCATGTGGGGCTGGGCACGCGAGTGGCGGGTGCCGAACTCGACATACCCGGCGTACTCCACATGATTCTCTAGAATCGCGGCCGTTGAGTCACTAGTCGTTTCCACGCGGCCATTGATTCCGTTTCGGAGGCGCCCAGTACGTACGGGCGCACGCGACTTGGCCTCTCTCTCGGCCAGGGCTGCCAAATCAGCCGCGTTACGCGGGAACTGGCCCTCCCACTGCTGAAATACACGGAGGATGGCGCGTTCCCACTCACTCTGATTCGTCCACGTGACTTGGGCTGGCATACTTGATCACTCGATCTCCACGGTCAATACGAGGCGTACCCTTGTGCGTTTTGGGGTGGTCCCAGTGCTCCACTGTGACGTCCCCCACCTCCGTCGTGGTGGTGTCGCTACCTACCGTAACGGTGACGTCGTCGCCAGCACCCTCCTCCGACTGGTCGACGGAGTGATCGTCGACCGTCTTATCGGCAGATGAGGTAGTCGTCTCGTTGTCGCTGTTCTTCTTGGTGGCCATCAGACTAGTACCCGATTCGTCTTGTAGGGTTCGAGCCAGGCGTCGGCGACGGGGTCGCCGGTGGTCCTCTCGTAGTTCATCCCACCCGGGGGTGCCGGGTCGGTCTCGTCTTGCTGAGTCGGAGCAGGGGGACGGCCGACCGGATTGCCCTCGTCATCGGCCTGAGCAGTAAACGGAGCCGGTGAGTACATCGCCGCCAGACGCGCTGCAGCCATCTGTACGCCCAGTGGAGTCTCACGAGTGCCGTAATCGCCGGCAACGAATACCTCACCAGTAACCAAGCCGCTCGCGTACCAAGTGTGTCCGTCGGACCCCAAGGATCCTGACTCGACAGACGCTGCCCAACGCGAAAGTCGACCGACACCGTTACTCACCGCTACCGGAATCGTCGTGTCCGTCGGTTCCCAGATTGACCGGGTATACAAGTCGATTACCGTCTGGGCGCTGGCTATCGCTTCCTGGATCTCCGTGTCGGTGCCCACGGCACCTGCACTCTTTGCTTGGTCGATCGTGCAGTAACTCATCGGGTCCCTCGTATCGCTTAGGCGGGATGGGGGCCTTGTCGCCGACCCCCATCCCGCAGCAGCGGCACTTGCTCACGGAACGTCGTACACCTTGATGAAGGCGGCCGGCGCGTAAACCGCGAGCTGCGCGCGGGTCTCTGCCAGCAGGACCAGGATGTTCTTGATGAAGTTGTCGACGTGGCTGTCCGACATCAAGATTCGCACGCCCGGCTTGCGCCAGAGGGTGGCGCCTTCCTTGAACGCACCGACCAGCGCGGTACCCGCCGCGATTCCAACCGTGGGCACGACCGGAAGGCCCCAAACGCGAGGCGCCGCGAGGGATGCTGGGTCCTTGGTGAAGAGGAACATGCCCGAGGTGGAGTCCTGGGTCAGCTCGACGGCTTCCCAGTCGACCGGATGCATGACCACACCGGACGGGTTGTACCCCGAGACCTGAGTCTTGGTGATCGCCTTGCGGATCGAGATCAGCATCCCGTCGGTGGTGTCCTGCTCCTGGATGCCCACCGTGTTGAGGATGCCCCGCATGTTGGGGGCGGTACCGTTACCGTTCAGCACCTGCGTGTCGATCCGCTTCTCGACGGCGAACGACAGGCGACCCTGGATGTACCCGGTCAGCTGGGCGTTGTCCTCGGCCGACTGACGCGTGAGTGGGATCCACACCGCGATGGTAGCCAACGCGGCACTCGCGACCGTGAACGTCATGGCGGCTTCGGGCTTGGCCGAACCCTCCGCGACTTCCGCCGCAGGCGGTGCGGTCGACGTCTCGATGACCCACTCGACCGAACCCGAGGTAGCGGTCTGCTGGTCGAGCAAGTCGGCCACCTTGAGCACCTGGTCTGGCGGGTGCACGATTCCCGGCAGCCGCTGCGGCTGACCGGGCAGTGTTACCGTGGTGACGAGTGCGCGGAGATCGGTGGCGTCGGGGAGGCGCAGCACCTCGGCCGCACCGGTCATGCCCCGTTCGCGGTAAGCCTCGGCTCCGGCTGCCAACTGGTCGCGCCAGTCGGCCGGGATGATCGGGTTGCTCGGGGGTGCGGGATCGTCGCGCTGCTGACCTCGGCGCTGCGGCTGACCACCCTCCGGGCGCCAGCGCTCGACGACCGTGGTGTTGGCCAGGCGACGACGGCGCTCGTTGGTAGCCTCGGTGACAGTGTTGCGGCGCTCGATCTCGCCTGCGATCTGATCGGCGCGAGCGGCGTCCTCGTCGGTCGCGTTCTCGCCTCCCAGCGCTTCGAGCACCTCGGACCGAGCCTGCTGCAACTCGGCGTCAGTGAACTGGGTGTAGTCGACGGTGGTCGGCGCGGTTCGCCAACCTGTGGCGCCAAAGGCGCGACGTCGGGCGCGCAGGGTCTGCGCGACGGTGATGGGTCGGCGGTTCACGGTCGTCCTCCTAGTTGAACGGTCCTCAATCGCAGCCGCGCTGCGGCGACGGAACGACCGGTGGCAGGGGCCGATCGAGCTGCCGTAAACTGAGATCCAGGCACAGCGGCCATGCGTGCTGTGATCTGGCTGACCTCGACGAGTTTGACTGCAACGATCCGGTTTGGCTCGTCCTCGTCGAAGATCGCTTGACGGAATCCCACGGACAGCTCGGGGGCTGACCCGGAACTTCCCTTGGTGCGGGCATCGTGCCCGTCAGTGGTGTCGTCCCACCATCCTCGGATCCATAGCCCCTCGGCCTGGTCCTCCGCCCGGAACACTCCGACTGGGACGGTGGGGTCGTGCATCCAACACAGCGCGTACGGCTCGCCGTCCAGACCACCCGCTGACCAGCAGCCAGCCTGAAATGTCGTGCCATAGGCGTCGAGCACGCCGTGCCTACAAGCCCAGCCCTCAAAGTGGGGATCGTCGCCGTCGGGGTCGGTACGAACAGTGAGGTCGCTGAACGCTACATAGCGGTAGGCGTCAGATACGATTTCCATTCGGGTCTCTACCATTCCACTGATAGACGCGACCATCGCGGGTGCGCGCCGTGGTAGAGCCCGGGATAAAGTCAGTCACTTCGGTCATCTCGCCTGTACGCAGGTACGTCCACGTACCGTAGACGCCAATCTTGAGTTCGAGCTTGGGGGGCAGAGTCCCAATATGCTCGCCGGTCTGTCCGTCCAGCGGACCCTCACGCAGCAGAATCGCATGGCCGGTTCGGTCCGCTTCAAGCGGAAGAGCGGGTATGACTAGTAGCTTAGTCACGTGGCAGATCCAATCGGGTCCAGGATTGGGAGGACGTGGCCATTCCCGTTTCGGACGGGTGGAGCCTGAGCGCGTGTGCGGTACAGTGTCAGGGTGAGCGCGCCCAGGCCCCCCGGCAACGGTTCGTGTCCAACTTCGGCACGTGCCTCGTCAATCGTCAAGATGTCGGCTTCGACCAGGGACACTGTCCGAGTAACCCGCTGGTCTTCCGACTCCTGGAGTGCTTCCACCTCCCCGGTATTGAATTCGGCGGTCTGTCGCGGGTCCGGCACCGTTTGTAGGTCGATTTCAGAAGCGACGACCTGGAGCTTGGGAACAATGGTGTCGGACCAGAGTGTGGCTCGCGCAGCCGCTCGGTTTTCGTACGTCGTGCCACCCATCAGGTAATCGCGGGGAACGCCGAAGGCCAACATCACTTCTTCGGCAGTGCGCACCCGGGTGTCGAGATACGAAACCTCCTCACTCGTTAGACCGATGCGTTCGTACTTAGCGGGAACTGGCCCACTAAGGATCAGATGCCGCCCGGCATTCTCGGGCGATTCGTGTCGCGCGGCTAGATCCGCGCGGACCTGCTTGTGCGTGCCCTCGTCCACGTCGCCGAGATATACGACTCCACCTGGGGTTCCTCCACGCTGCAAAGTCGCGGACTGGTAACGACGCGCATAATCGTCCAGTTCAAGCGCAAATCGAGCCGCTCGCAGCGGCGGCAAAGCGGCCCAGATGTCATCAGGATCCGGGTACCGCAGCCAGAGCATTTCCTCAGGTAGAAGGAAACCCGTTCGCCCGCTGGATCCGTGGACATGGTACCCAATCAGTGTCTGGGTGTCTTCCGGTCCGGTGTTGTCGATGACGGGCTCGATCGCCCAGCTCTGGTCCAAAACATGGATCGAGGCGACCGGTCCCTGTCCCGAGTCGCCCCTGTCCATGTAGATGAAGCACTGGCCCTGCGTTTCTAGTCGGAGCCAGCTGATCTCGCGTAGAACTCTGGCGGACATGTAACTGTTGGGAGCGTGGTTCCAGAGATCAGCCACCTCATCGGGGATCACCTCCCCGTTTTCGTTCAGGATTTCGAGTGGGCAGGTAGCAGCGTTCGTGGCGATCGCGACAATACAGCGGTAAGCAACCGCGCTGTTTCGCCATCCAGTTTGGCCGTCCTGATACCACTGGTACAGGCCATCTGGACCCATTGTCACGTATATCGTGTCAGTCCCCGCGACGTGGAATGAACCACCGTAAGGGAACTCTGTCCCAGGCATGGATCGACGCGCCAGACTACGAGAAGCCTGGTCTGCCAGCAGGCTAGCCGCGCCTTTTAGCGCGCCGACCCAGCCTCCCCCGGGCTCAATCGGGGAGCTTGTGCTACGCGACATCCGCCATCCCGCGCCTCCGGAAGAATAGGTGAGAAATGGCCCATACCAGCGCATCGAGGCGGTCGGGGGACAAGCGGTCGGCTGGTGTCCACGTCGTCATTTGATCCTCCAGCGTGTGGTGGATCCCGACGTGGTGAACGAGTCCCTGTTCGTACAGGGTGCTCACCGGCTCGGCTCGCAGTCGTTTACCTCGGCTCGCGGTGACGGGTCTGAATCTCACTCCTTGCGGCAGACGCTCGGATTCTAGAGTAGTGCGGACCATCTCGCCGCCGTTGTTCGTCTCGGCGACAATGTAGCTTGCGCCCCAGGCGGTTGCCGCCTGGATCGCAGCTTGAGCCCATCCGTGCGGGGTGTAGTGACCCGACATGTCCGCGAGGACGAATCCCTCGTGGTCAAGCCTGGCTGCGACGATAATGCCAGTCTCGTCGCCGCCGTAGGTCACTGCTGGGTCAATCGCGACCACGATCTCCATCTGAGACAT